GCCCTCGAGGCGACGGCTGTGATGACGAAGGCGACGCCGATCACGGCGGCGACGCCGGAACAAGCCAGTCTTCAGCGCAGCGGCGTGCCGATCATCTCGGTCAAGGCCAACGTCGCGCCGGGCACCGCGTTCATCCGCTACTGCCAGGCGCTCGCGGTCTCGCGCGGGTCGACGATGCAGGCCGTCGAGTATGCGAAACGCTGGACCGATTCGACGCCGGAAGTCGAACTCGTCCTCAAGGCCGCCGTCGCGGCCGGGACGACGACTGATGCGAGTTGGGCCGGTCCACTCGCCCCGATGAAACCGCTGACCGACGAGTTCCTCGCGCTGCTGCGCCCCGCGACGATTCTCGGCAAGGTGCCCGGGTTCGTACGCGTGCCGTTCAACGTGTCGGTCGCCAGTCAGACCGGCGGCGGCACGTATCAGTGGGTCGGCCAGGGCGCGCCCAAGCCGGTGGGCAAACTGGCGTTCGCGACCATCACGCTCGGGGTCACCAAGTGCGCCGGGATCATCGTGATCACCGAGGAGCTCGCGCGCACCTCGACGCCGTCGGCCGAGGAGGTCATCCGGCGCGACATGGTGGCCGGGATCGCCGCCTACCTCGATCAGCAATTCATCGACCCGGCGGTGGCCGCGGTCGCGGGCGTCGCGCCCGGCTCGGTGACCAACGGCGTCACCCCCATTACCACGGCTGGCGCCACGCCGGCCAACGCGCGGACCGACGTCGCGGCGATGGCGAACGCCATGACCGCGCTGAATATCTCGACGGCCGGCGCCGTGCTCGTGCTGTCGGAGACCAACGCGCTCGCGTTCACCAACGCGCTGAACCCGCTCGGCCAGCCGTTGTTCCCGGCGATGTCGCAGCAGGGCGGGACCATCATGGGCTACCAGGCGATCACCTCGCAGGTCGCCGGCACAACGGTCGCGTTGATTCAGCCCAACCAGGTGCTCTATGCCGATGACGGCGGGGTGACGATCGACGTCAGCCGTGAAGCGTCGGTGCAGATGGATACGGCGCTCGACAACCCGCCGATCGCGACGACGGTGTTGACCTCGCTCTGGCAGAACAACCTCGTCGGGCTCCGCGCGGAACGCTTTATCAATTGGAAAAAAGCGCGCACGGGGTGCGTCCAGTACACCGTCGCGACCTACTCGGCGTAGGCATGGCTGACGCCCGTATTCCGATGATCGTCCAGCGTGACGGGTACTGGGACGGCCAGTACCCGCACGCCGGCGACACCATTCTCGTCGACCCCGACCACGTCGAGGTGCTCACGGTCGCGAAGTTCGCGTTCGTCGTGACGACGGCCCCCGTCGAACGGGTCGCGAAAGGATCCAAACATGGCCGGTGACGCTCGCAACAAGACCGGTGACGCGCGCGCGGCCGGTGAGTCGATCGATATGACGGTGCGCACGTATCACACCGAGAACGACCAGGCGCACGCGGAAGGCGAGACGTACGCGGTGACGGACCGCGCCTTGGCCGAAACGCTGCGCGCGATCGGGTTCGTGTCGATCGAGGGCTGGACGGACACCGGCGGCGGGGGCGCCGCGCCCGTCCTCACGACGCTGACCCCGGCGACCGGCGTTGTCGGTACGGCGGTCACGGTGCAAGTCGCGGGGACCGGGTTCGTTGACGGCGATGCCGTCACCTGGAACGGCGCGGCCGTCCCGACCACGTTCGTGTCGGCGACCGAACTCTCGGCGGCGGTCGACGCCGCCGCCGTCGCGGTCCCGGGCGATGTGCCCGTGACGGTCGGCGCGAGCAACGCGCTGACGTTCGCGGTGACCGCGGCCCGGTAATGGCGAGTATCCGGCTGCGCTTGTTCGGCCGCGGGCTCGAGCTGACGGCGAAGGCGTTGACGGCGCCGTACAGTCCCGGCGCAGTCACCGGCGGCGGCTGGTATCCGCTCGTCGTCCGCGAACCGTACGCCGGGGCGTGGCAGGTCAACGTCGAAGGCCGCCGCGATCAGGTCCTGCAGTACGCGCCCGTGTTCGCGTGCGTCACGCTCATTGCCCAGGACATCGGCAAACTCACGCTGCGCCTGGTCGAGGAGAACGACGACGACATGTGGGAGGAGACGAGCTCGCCCGCGTTCTCGCCGGTGCTGCGCAAACCGAACCGTTACCAGACCACGACCAAATTCGTCGAGCAGTGGATCACGTCGAAACTAATGTGGGGCAACGCCTACATCCTGAAAGAGCGCGATGCGCGCGGCGTCGTGGTCGCGCTCTACGTGCTCGACCCGTTGCGCGTCACGCCGCTGGTCGCGCCCGATGGCGGCGTGTACTACCAACTGCAGCACGACAACCTGTCGGGCAGCCTGGCGCTCGCGCGCGAGGGCGGCGTGTACTACCGACTCTCGCGGGACAACTTGAGCGGCACGCTAGTCGACATCCCGGACCCCTTCATCGTGCCGGCGTCCGAGATTATCCACGACCGGATGGTGTGCTTGTTTCATCCGCTCGTGGGCATGTCGCCGATTTATGCGTGCGCGACCGCGGCGCTGCAAGGGCTCGCGATCCAGGCGACCTCGAGCGCGTTCTTTACCAATGGCAGTCGCCCGAGCGGGTTGATCACGGCGCCGGCGGGGATGACCCCCGACCAGCTCGCCCAGGCCAAGACCGATTGGGAGACGTTCAACGGGCCCGGCAACGCCGGCCGCGTCGCCGTCATCACGGCCGACATCAAGTACACGCAGCTCTCGATGAACGCGGTGGACGCGCAACTGATCCAGCAACTGGGCTGGACCGCCGGCACGATCTGCAGCGTGTTTCACGTGCCGTCGTTCCTGATTGGTGTCGGCGAGTTGCCGCGCGGCGTGTCGCTCGAGTCGCTGTGGCAGATGTATCACTCGCTCTGTCTGCAGTCGTTGATCACGAACTTCGAGAACGCGCTCGACGAGGGCCTCGGCCTGACGCCCGCGACCAGCAGCACGCAGTACGGCACCGAGCTCGACATCGACGATTTGATTTGGATGGACACGGCGACCAAGACCAAGGCCGCGGCGGATGCGATCGGCGCCGGGGCCATGTCGCCCGACGAAGCGCGCGAGCGGTACTACGGTCTCGGGCCCGTCGAGGGCGGCGACACGCCGTACATGCAGCAGCAGATGTTCTCGCTCAAGGCGCTCGCGCAGCGCGATGCGAGTGATCCGTTTAGCAAACCGGCACCGGCGCCGATGGCCGCGCCGCCGTCCACGCCGGCGGCGGACCAGGTGCCGAAGGATCAGGTCGCCGCCAACGTGCGGCATCTGCTCACCAAGGCGCTGGACGTGGCCGCATGACCCAGGACGAGATCGCGGCCATCGTCGAGGGGATCGCCCCCGTCGTACGCGACTACGTGCAGCGCGCGCTCGGCGAGGTCGCCACACATGTGCAGGTGCTCGACGTCCAGCTCGCGGGCCTCGTCACCGCCACGACCGAGATCGGCCTGATGCGCGAACGTCTCGCCGTGGTCGAGACGCGCCCGCCAACGCCGGGACCGGCCGGCCAGGATGGCGCGCCGGGACCCGCGGGCGCGGATGGCACGCCCGGCCTCGAGTGGTGCGGCGTCTACGTCGACAGCCAACCGTACGCGCGCGGCCAGCTCGTGACCTGGGGCGGGTCGACGTGGCATTGCAACGAGCCGACGACCACGAAACCCGGCGAGGGCTCGAAAGCGTGGTCGCTGATGGTCAAACGTGGGCGCGACGGCAAGGACGGCAAGGACGGCGGGCCCGGCCCCATCGGCCCGGCCGGCAAGGACTGGCAACAGGTCTACGACGACACGAGGCGGCGGTGAGCACGTTCGTCACCCTCGACCAGGTCAAGGCGCGGTTACGCATCACGTCGACCGCCGATGACGTCGACGTGCAGGCGATGGCCGACCAGGCCGAGGCGCACATCGTCGGCTGGTGCAGTACGACGCCGCGATCCAAGGCCGTCGTCGAGACGTGGACCGACGCGACGACGGTGCCGCTCGTCGTCATCGCCGCCATTCTGGTGCAGACCGGCGAGCTGTATCGGTTCCGCGGCGATGAAGTGGACGGGCCGCCGCGCGAGGCCGGCGAGGAACTCGGCGTCCAGGTCCGCGAACTGTTGCGCGCGTATCACGACCCGGGGATCGGATGAGCCCGACCGTCACGTCCTACATCTCGAGCGGCCAGCGGCTGCACCAGGGCCTGTTCCAGCGGCCCGG